TTTTACCCGAATATGGTCGGCTTTTCCGCTCCACTCGTTGGCGGCAATACCAACGTGGCTCCCGGATATTTCTTTCACCTGACTGGCACCACGATTATGAAGACGCTCACGGCTCCAGTTGCCGGTATCAACGCTGGTGGGTTGCCGATGGACGGGTCACAAATCAACATCGTCTTCGATGGTTCTGGCGCTGGCCTGACGTGGGATGCTACGGGCAACATCGCCGTAGCCGGTACCGCAACCACTGCCGCGAGCATGGTTACGTTCACTTTTGACCAAGGCTCTGCGAAGTGGCATCCAAGCCGGTTGGCATAAGGAGACTTCATGCCCGGACAGATTGCGACGCTAGTTAAAGTCGGCTGTTTCGAAGCAGACACTCTGAATGCTCTAAACACGGCATTCACGAACACCCCCGGCCTTGTGGGAACTTCCGTCAATAGCACGGCGGTTCCATTTGGCAACTACACGACTGCCGGAACTGCGGTAACGCTTTTGCCTGCGACGGCTCCAGCGGGAACCTACCGGGTAAGTATCTCCGCTGTCGTGACCACAACCTTTGTGACAGCGACCACGGTAGGACACACCATCGGCTGGACGGATGACCAAGGCGCACGCACTCAGGCCAATGCTTTGGGTGCTCTGACGGCCGGAACAAACTCGCTCGTGACCACCGTAATTCGTTCGAACGGAACGGCGGCTGTGACGGTCACGGAGATTGCTACAGGTTCCAACGCTTCTGCCGGAGTGATGGCTCTTTCTGTTACAGTGGAACGGCTTCTCTAGGAGGATAAATGCCAGTAGTACGGATGCAACCGCGCAACAACGAAATGGTGCTGATTCGGGATGTGCGCGACTCAGCAGGCAGAACCGACGCCCAAATCATTGCGATGGAAGCGAATGACCCAAAGCCTCCGCGCATTGGCGGAACGGACAAGCTCTATGCCGACCAGATTGCAGCCGAACATGCCGTCTATCCGAAGGTGATGTACAAACTCGCGGTGAAGTGGCCCAAGGGACCGGACGGCAAGCCAAACAAGGATGCGGAGCCGGTTCTAAAGGGCGACCGCGTGAATCCCAACTATCCGATGCCTTACAATCTTGCCCTCGAAAATGGTTATCAAGGGCAAGTGACTGGACATGGTTCGGACAAGGGCATCAACGTCGTCTATCCCTACCAGACCTGCTTTGTTCCCATCGGGTGGGACCAGAATTTCCCTCAGCCGATTGATGAAGCAGAATGCAAAAAGCAATTGGCCAAACTTGAAAAAGAAGGCTGGGTAGACAGCCCGAACAAGCTCGAAGGACTTCCCGAAAAGGTCGCAGAGGTAGACTAACCATCAAGCAGATAGACCTCATCAGCAGCTCCGCGCGGCTGGCGGGGTTTCTCGCATCCGGCGAAACACTGCAAGGCAATGAAGCTGCAGATTGTTCGCTCATTCTTCAGCAGATGATGGATGAGTGGCAGGCTGATGGCCTGAAGGTTTTCACCACGCGCATTGATACCTTCCCGCTTGTTCTAGGCCAGCAAGTCTACACGCTTGGCACTGGTGGAAACTTCAACATTCCCCGTCCGGCAAAGATTCACCGGATGGGCTGCCAGATTCTTTCCAACCCAACACAGCCATCCGAAGTTCCTATCACATTGCTTGATGATGACGGTTGGGCGAACGTAAGGGTTAAGAATATCGGGGGGTCCTATCCGCTATTCTGCTATGACGACGGAGCGTTTCCTCTAAGGAACCTGAACTTCTGGGTGATTCCCGGCCTTGCCTGCAATGTCGTTATCTATTCGTGGCAGCCGCTCAGCACTTGGCCGGATTTGAGCACGACGGATGTAACTTTTCCTCCGGCTTATGCTCAGGCCATTCGCTACAACCTTGCCATTGCACTGCATGCGGAGTTTCCAGACAAGCAACTTGAGCCGGAAGTCGTGCAGATTGCCATGAGTTCACTTGCTGCACTCAAAGACATCAATTTGCCTGCTCCAATCCTGCGTTGCGACCCAGGTCTAAGCGGAACGGGAGTTGCTATGTACGATTGGAGAAGTGACACAATGATTATCAGACGTTAGAAGTTGTGGTAAAATGGAATTATGACCTACGAACAAGAAACGCTATGGCTGGCCGGATTAATGGAAGGCGAAGGAAGTTTTAGTCCGCGCACTCGCAAAAACAGATACATAAACAATGCCATGGTCATTCAATTGTCCATGACAGATGAAGATGTCGTGCGCCACGCCGCATTGGTGATGGGAGTTCCGGTCAAGGGGCCATACAGACCAAAGAAATCACACCACAAAACATATTGGACTATAAGTTTTGGAGGCGACAAGGCCGAAGAGGTTTGTAAAAGGATTTTGCCGTTCATGGGGCAAAGAAGAAAAGCAAGCATCGAAATGCTGCTAGAAATGTCCACGCGTCGCATGACAAAGCCGCAGATAGCCGCAATGGTTAATCGTCGCAGGCAGGAAAGAAAAGCAAAAAGTTTATCATTGCCTTTTGTTGTTAATGAATAAATGTGCGCTCAATTCAATTTTTGTGGCGGGTCATATACCTCCCAAGGTCTCGGATTTGATTGCCAGCGCGCCGTAAATCTCTATCCGGAACTGCACGAACTTGGCGACGGCAAGAGCAAGATGGCGCTGTACTACACGCCAGGGCTTAAATCATTTTACACGCTGGATGGCGCTTCTCGTGGGAAATTCGAGTTCAATGGCAGGCTCTTCGATGCCGGCCAAACGCACTTCTACGAAATCATTCCCACCTTTGACGCTTTTGGGCGGTTAGTCTCAACAGCTACAACCGTTTTGAATCCGCTGACGCCGCTAGTCAACGATGGCAAACCAGTTTCAATGGCCGCAAATGAGACTCAGCTTCTCATTGCTTCGGGTGGTTTCGTTTTCATCTACTATCTGGCGACGACGATTGATAGCGTGAGCGGGCTGCCGATTGCAGCAGGCACTTTTCAGCAAGTCGCCGCTTCCAACTTCACACTGTCCACAGGGAATGCTCCAGTCATTCAAGTGGCGTTCTGCGATTCGTTCTTCCTTGCTCTCATCGCCAATTCCCAGACCATTTGCATCTCAAACGTGCTCGATGGCAATAATTGGAATCTGAACGGGCAGATTATCGTCAGCGTCTATGCGGACAACGTGGTGGGCATGGTGGTAGACCATCGAGAAGTCGGTTTTCTTGGAAGGAAGAAGTCCGTCATCTATTTCGCCAGTGGAAGTCTTTCTGTTTTCGATGTTTCGCCGGGTGGATTCATAGAGCAAGGATGCGGAGCGACGTTTGCCATCAGCCAGCTCGACAATTCCGTGTTCTGGGTAGGCGGAGATGATAGAGGTAATGCGCAGGGCTGGAGACTTAATGGATATACCCCGGTCAGAGTGACGACACATGCCGTGGAACTCGCTTGGCAAAGTTATCCCAAGATTTCAGATGCCGTGAGCTTCTCTTATCAGGACGATGGGCATACGTTCTGGCAGGTCTACTTTCCTTCGGCCAACAATTCGTTGGGCGCGACATGGCTCTATGACACAGCCAGCCAGCTTTGGCATGAGCGGGATAACCTCAACGCAGTTACAGGCCAGATGACGGCGCATCCGAGCTGGAACCATGCTTTTGCTTTCGGCCAGCACATCGTCGGAGATTGGGGCAGCAATAAATCCTACGTGATGAGCCGGAGCTATTTAGACAATGATGGCAACCCAATCATTCGGATGCGCACGGCTCCGCATATTTTCATCGAAGAAGAAAGAATTGCTCACTATCGCTTCGAACTAGACATGGATTTGGGAGTGGGCTGGGCGCAGGATGACCCGACGCACTTCGGGCCTCCGACTATCTTTTTGGATTGGTCGAACGATGGCGGAAAGACTTGGAGCAATAAACAGGGAAGAAGTTTTGGCTATCAGGGAGAGACGCGGATTCCAAGACCAGTCTGGCGACGTTTGGGACAGGCACGAGTCAGGACCTATCGCATTACCTGTTCCGAGGCTTGCCCTGTGCGAATCTACAATGCCTACGTGAACTCTTCGCCCGGATTCGCGCCAACTGAACGTCTAGTGAAGCAGTATGCAAAGGCAGCCTAATGCCTCTACCAACACTCGACATCTCGCAGCTTGGAATCTTCCGAACAAAGCCCCTGCAGGAAGATGGTTTCTTCGTTTGGCCGTGGCAGAAATTTTTTCAAGCACTCGAACAGCAAAGAATCAACGCGCCACAGTATTTCTTCACCGGCCATGCGACGAGGACGAAACTTAACCCGCAGAACGTCAGTATCGGAACTATTTTCTATGAGTCCGACCGCACGGTGACCTATATCTCAAACGGAACGACATGGGTTTATCTGACCGGAGTCTTCTCAGCTGTCTTGGCGGCACTGCCTTCCGACTTAACCGCAACCGATGCGGGATTTCTAGCGAACATTACAGACTATGACCACTTGCTGCAGTGGAGCGGGTCAAGTTGGGGCTGGGGACCAGGCGAAGCAGGCGGAGGTTTTACGGTTCCCTTCGTCAATCCGCCGACTTCTATGGGTTGGCACGCGGCGGATGGAAGTACGGTGAATCAATTACAGCCAAATGGTGGTATCGTTGCCGTGACTATCCCGAACACGCCGGGAAGCTGGTTTCGCCAATGATTCTGACTTGCACACAAGAGAAGGTACTCGACATCGCTACGGAGAATTTCGGGCCAGTCGGATGGAAAGCGCCGCTGAGGGAATTGGGAGACTCGCTAGAGATAGCAAACTTTGTTCTGGACATTGAACAGGAGTTTGGCATTGATGTGCCGGATGATGCAATACAGCGAATCACGGATTTGGACGGAGTAGTGGATTATCTGGAGAAATATGGTACGGGAAGCCACTGAAGCCGACGTTCCTAGAATCGTAGAGCTTGGTAGCCGTTCTCTTGAAAACGGACCTTATGCCTCGATGATGAAGGACGCACCGGAGCAATCGGCTCGCCTAGCCTTGCAGGTGATGCACGGCAGCGGGAAGATTCTCCTATATGAAAATGATGAGGGTGAGGTTGTTGGGCTTTTGGGTTTCGCCGTTTTCCCTCATTACTTTACAGGCCAACTGACGGCAAATGAGATTATGTGGTACATGCTGCCAGAAGAAAGAGCCGGTGGAGGAGCACTCAAACTTCTCTGGGAAGCAGAAAAACTGGCAAAGAAAATGGGCGCAATTTACATGGGATTCACTGCGCCCGATGAAAAAGTGGCGAAGCTTTACGAGCGATTTGGCTACAAGCAGATTGAGGTTAGTTTCATGAAGGTGCTGAATGCCGTTCATTAGTACAGCGCTAGCTGTTGGGCTGGGCGTAGCCGGAAGCGTTGCGGGTGCGGTAGGCTCATCTAAGGCCGCTGGAGCGCAGGCTAAAGCTGCCGGCTCTGCGGCGGAGCTTCAGCACGAGGACCAGCAAGCCAGTCTTGCCGAACAGAAACGGCAATTCGACCTCCAGCAAAAGAACATGGCTCCGTGGCTGCAAGCCGGAACACAGGGAATAGGAACACTTTCGAGTCTCCTAAAAACACCCGGACAGGGACTTCTAACTCCATTCACCGAACAGTTTCAGGCTCCTACGGCAGCACAGGCTCAAGCTACTCCTGGCTATCAATTCGCGCTTCAGCAAGGCCAGAACTCCATTCAAAACTCGGCAGCAGCGCGGGGCGGACTTCTTTCCACTGGAGCACAAAAGACGCTCGACCAGTATTCGCAAGGATTGGCCGACCAAACCTATTCCGATACCTACAATCGGGCTTTGGGTGAATATCAACAGCGCTACAACATCTTCCAAGGTAACCAGACAAACGAGTTTAATCGGTTAGCTGGCCTTTCTGGCGTTGGCCAGCAGGCGGCTACCACTCTCGGCCAGGAAGGCCAAGCGGCGGCTAACAACGTGACGAACATCAATGCCACGGCAGGAGCGCAGCAAGGCAATTCCATCATGGCTGGTGGAGCGGCAAGAGCTTCCGGTTATGCCGGTATCGCCAATTCGATTACAGGTGGACTCGGAAACGTGAGCCAGTATCTTTTGCTGCAGCAACTTCTGAATCCTTCGAACGTTTACACAACGGGCGGAGGACCGCCAAATCCATGAGGAGACGATAAATGGGTGGTTTTCCGGCCTTACAAATTCAACAGCCCGAATCTCCTCTGAAGCAATTTGGAGAAGCGGAACAGATTAAGGGCATGATGCAGCAGCAGCAGATGGGCGCGATTGAACTGCAGAATGCCCGTCAGTCGCAACTTGAGCAGCAAACCATCATGCAGCTCTATCGCCAGAATCAAGGCGACCTCGGAAAGACGATTGCCGACGCCACTGCTACGGGTAAGGTGCGGCCACAAACGCTTCTGCAACTTCAGAATCAGCACATTACCATGCAGACCTCGCTCGCTAATCTCGGAGAAAAGGAACTCGCCAACGCCAAGACGTTCGGAGACATGGCAGCAGGCGGACTCGATTCCGTTTTGAAAGTTCCCGAAGCGGAACGTCCAGCAGCTTTGCAGAGAGTGCTGGCAGGGTTTGCCGCGAACGGCGTTCCAGCGGAACAGATTCAAGGAGTGCAAAAACAACTTTCCGGGCTGCCTGACCTTTCCGACCAAACGCTCAAAGGATTAGAG